CTATCCAAAGAGATAATACCTTATGTTTCATCTGGTGTCTATCAGGAACCGTCAGACATGATAATTATTTATGGATAACATCTGATGAAGGAAGAACACCTTCTTCTGTTATCTGATCTATAGAAACTATTAACCAGGTAGTCATTCTTGACTACATCATTATTATACTATAGCAATTCGCAAAATTTTTAGTGCGAATCAATAAAAGAATTGTTCTATATATCAGATTTTATTAAATTTTACTTGGTCATTCTTTTATTGGTTCGCTATAGGAAGTGATTGTTTGGCTGAGGTAGATATATCAAAAATAAAATATAATGTTAAAGTAGTTTTATCCTCAGGCAAGATATTGGAACTGATTGGATTATGCACATCGTTAAGCTGGGAAGATCAAAAAGGAGGAATTGCCGGGAGAGCGGATATTACGTTGGCTAACACTAAAATAAAGGAAGGCTATATAAGCGAGTTAATCGAGCTTTGCAGTCTTATTTTTATTTACGCGAATGATAATGAGGTATTCAGAGGGATTGTGTGGGAATGGGAATATACAAGCGCGTTTAAAAAAGAGCTTGATATAACGGCGTATGATAAAATGATTTACGCTAATCAAAGTAAGGCTAACAGTTATTTTTCAAGCGGGAAAAGTACGAAAACGATAGTAGAGGCGGTTTGTAAGGAATGGGGTATTCCTGTAAATTATATGTGGAAAAGCTGGACGCATGGCAAACTTCCTATAAATAATAAACCTGTAAGTGAACATATAACAAGCGTACTTGATGAGGCTGAAACAAAGCTTGACTGCAAATATACAGCTTTGATGGAAAGAGACGTTTTAATAATAAAAGAACAAGGAATAAATGAAGAGGTGTTTGTTTTTAACACAAATAATGTTGAAAGCACAAGGGATAGTTTAAGTATGAGTAATCTTGTAACAAGAGTTATAATAGTGGGCAAATCCGAGGAGAATAAAAGACCGCCTTTATTAAGTACTGTAAATGGTAAAACAGAATATGGAATACTACAGGAAATAATCACTAAAGATACAAATAAATCTTTGGTCGACACTAAAAAAGAGGCGGAAAACATATTAAAGGAAAAAGGAAAACCGGAAGAAACCATTGACGTTTTAACCGTTGATGTTCCGATGATAAGAAAAGGCGATAAAGTGAGATTAAACGCCGGAAATCTAAAGGGGTATTTTATAGTTGTGGGAGTTGCGCATAACGCCTTGAAAAGAACAATGGATATGGAGCTGATGAGATACGAATAATCAAAATGGTATTAATAATTTGGGTATTGTATTAAAAAATGAAATTACTAAAATATGTGACAAACCTCTTATTTTGGACTTTGGGGTAATACAGGAAGATTACAGCTTAAAAACGAATACCTTTCCCATAGCTATACCTGTTACTGATTATGTCATATGCAGAAGTGTAAGCTATAATCCCGCCAAACCTATGACAATGACGTGGTGGGCGGACGAGGCATCATATGTAAAAGGGTGGGAAAATGAGGATTGGAGCGACAAAGGCTGGCACGGAAAAGAGGGAGGCGATTTACACAATCCGCCAAAAGAGAAAGTGCCTCACGGACACGGGCCAAAAGGAGAAAGCGATGTTAATTGTGGTAAGCATTATCATGATGTATATGTACCGGATAAAATGCGTTGGCTGAAACCAAATGACAGGGTGTTGGTCGCCTGGGTCGGAGTTGACGCGGTTGTTATTGATATTATTTTAAATGCGAGCGAGGTGTTTTCTGATGTCTGATTTGTTTCCGACTTTTGAGGTACCAAAAATTATTGAGTCGGAAGATGATTTAGCTAAACAGCGGGCGGGAATGAGTTTTGATTTTGAGACGGGCGATTTTAAACTTGATAACGGTGGGCGCGTTGAGACCGCCTCACCTTATGATACATGGGTGCAATGGTGTTTAAAGACAGTATATACTCAAAGGTGGGCTTATTTAGGCTACAGCGACCAAATAGGAGTGGAAACGGAAGAAGCTTTTAAGCAAGGAAGCAAAGAGGCGATAGAAAGCTATATTGAGTATACAATTTCAGAGGCTTTGCTTGCCGACCCCTATAACAGAACAAAAAGAGTTTATGATTTTAATTTTAAATGGGAGACGGACAGCGTGAGGGTGACATTTACAGTAAGCGGATTATGGGACAGTGATTATACAATAACCGTGAGTTTGCAAGAAAGTGGGTGATTTATATGGAGAGTGAGTTTAAAATACCTGAGTTTATGAGAAACGAGAGCGTGGATGAGATAGTAGCGAGAATGTTTGCTGTTCTTCCCGATACAATAAGCAAAGAGGAAAATGGTTGGGTGAGCGATTTATTTTTGCCTGTCGCTATAGAACACTCAAGAGCGATAGAATTTGTACTGCTTGAGGCCATAAAAAATATTGTTCCTAAATATTCTTATGGAAGTATGCTTTTAGAACACGCTGAAACGAGAAAAATTGAGAGAAGAGCCTCCTCATACGCTAAAGCAGTTTTAAAAATTACTGGTGTAAAAGATACTGTTATAACAAAAGGGTTCGCTTTTTCGACTGTGTCTTCGACAGATAAGGCAGGGGTGATATTCGTTTCCAATGATGAGTATATTATTCCTGAAAAAGGAGAAATTGAGGTAAACACAACATGTTTAACAAGCGGGACGGCAGGAAATGTCGCTGCCGAGACAATTATACTTATGCTTAAACCTTTAGATGGGGTAAAATCGGTTGTAAATGAAAAACCGGCATATGACGGCTTTGATGAGGAAAGTGAAGACAGTTTAAGACAAAGAATAATGGAGTATGATTTAACGCAGGGGATTTCGTTTATAGGCTCTGCCGCTGATTACAGACGGTGGGCGTTAGAGGTTGAGGGTGTTGGAGGGGCGAAAGTGTTAAGCGCTGAAGACGACATGGGAACAGTTACCATAATTTTGACGGATAGTTTAGGACAGCCTGTTTCAGATATTCAGTGTGTGGAAGTATATAATCATATAATGAGACCTGATTCACCCTATGAGAGGATTGCTCCTATTAACGCTGTTCTCAATGTTGTATCGGCGTCAGCTTTGTATATTGAGGTAAATGTATTAGTCGTTTTGGAAGATGGATATACTTTTGATATGGTAAAATCTGTTTTTGTGAAAAATTTAAAAAATTTTTTCTCGAAAGATTCGGAAATCACGGAAGTGAAATACGCTGAGGTGGGTTCCGTATTAATTAACACCGAGGGGGTATCGGATTATAAAAATTTACTGGTAAACGGCGGTGTGTTGAATATTCCGGTTGGAACGGAATATGTGCCTGTTGTTTCCGAGGATAGGGTGACGTTTATATGAAATATACAAGCGACTTGATAGAGAAAATTGTCACAAGTCCGTCGGCAAGGCGGGGGCTTGACTATATTACGCCGATATACGAAAGGGCTTATGTTGCTTTATGGCTTATGCAGGCAATAGGTTTACAAACGGATTTAATCATAAAATGGATTTCCGAATATAAAAATCAGGTTTTGCCACAAACGGCTACATGGGCGTTATCATATTTTGAGGAGGAATATGGGATACCTGTAAATATGACGCTGCCTATAGAGGAAAGACGAAAAGCGGTTCTTTTGGCTATAATGGCAAGAGCGCCTATGAATCCGGCTAAACTGTCAGATATGCTTTCTATTGCGGCAAACGCTGATATAAAAATAAAAGAAAATACGGGAAAAAACGCTTTCTTGGCTGAAAGAGATGAGTATCTTGACAGCTACAGTATAAAGAAAATGAAAGATATTATTGATAAGTATAAACCCGCTCATTTAATTTACTGGTTTAATTCTTATATGAGATTTGATTTTTTAAATAGATATAATGTTTTCTTAAAAAAATTAGTATTATCCACTTTTTTTATAAATCTTGCGGATATTTTTTTTGAAAATGACGAGAGTGGTTTGAATAATTTAATTTTAAAACCAAAAGCTATAAATCTTTGTTGTTTAAAAATAGGATTGAGCTTTGAGGAAGAAGAGAAATTTAAAATAAGTATTATTCTTGATAGAATGTGGCGTTTGGACGGAGAGTATAATCTTGATGGAGAACGAAAGTTAAACGCTGAAATAATAAGAGAGATATTGACAGATTAATAATCAATATTTACAGGCGGATTTTAATCTATAGCGAAACAATAAAGGAATGAACAAACAATCTTTAATAAAACTTGATGAATTAAGGAATTATTTTATTGTTTCGCGCTAAAAATTTTGTGAATTGCTATATTGTTAACGAAAGGTAGGGATTTAATGTCAGGAAAGAGTGTAATAACGTTATACCGAAGAATTAAATTGGCGCGGGTAACATCAGGAGAGATAGAAAAAATTCCTAAAATCGCTTATATGGCGTTTGGAAGTGGCGGAACAGATGAAAATGGTGAACCTCTCACACCCTCTGAGGAACAGACAGAACTTAATGAGGAAATATGCAGAGTCCCGATTCACAGCATTGAGTTTCCTATTGCGACTACTGTTAAATATACGGCTATATTGCCAAGAGGTAAATATACAGGGGAAAAATTTAATGAATTCGCTCTGATAGATGAAGAAGGTTGTCTCTGTGCCGTTCAAAATACATATATAAAGCAAAAAGATGAGGATTTAACTATGACGTGGGAAATAGAAGACCGATTTTAAGGGAGGAAAACTATGTCTGAAAATGATTTTTATACTATATCAGAGAATCCGATATATAATTCTGAAATAAGAAAGCTTAAAAATAGTGACCCGGCTAATGCGAAAACGGTGTTTAACCCACTTTTTGAGCAGATAATTAATAATGTGGAAGCTATAAGGTTAAATGAAAAAAAGTTAATAGATGAGCATAATAAAAGTGAAACCGCTCATAAAGGAATGTCTTTTCCCGCAAACGGTGGAAACGCGGACACGGTGGACGGAAAACACGCCTCCGATTTTGCTTTGGCGGAGGATATGGAAGATGTTAATAAAATTACGTTAAAGAATAAGATTGCTTCCGCGGTGTTTGAGGAAACTTCCGTTTCGG